GCTTAGACTTCAGAGCTTCTAAATCTTTTTGTAGCTTCTCTAACTCATCAGCACTTACTTTAGCCTTCTGTTGTCTATCTGCACTACCAGTTGTTAGTGTACCACTTAGTTGTTTCAGTCTTTCAACTTCACGGTCAGTCTCTTTTGCTTGTTCTTCATAATCTTGTAACTCTTGACCAATTGACTTAATGGCATTTTGCTGAGTGTTGATTAAATTATTTTGTGCCGCATCAGTTTTTTGTTGTTGGGTAGCCTTATCAGCTATGTATAAAGATAGTGCTTGTTGGCTATCATAGCCAGGAAACCTCAGCATGGCTCTCTGCATTAAATCGTTATCTAACGATAATGCAGGACCTTTTGGTGCTTCTCTCAACAATGACGATATTTTCATATTACTTTTTTAACAAACGTCTAATAGTGTCTAGGTCGTCCTGACCTTCTGTTACAGGTTCTTCTTTTTTGCTATATTTGGCACGAATATTTTGCATTGTTTTTTCGCTAGCATGTTCTTGACCAGCTTTACGTAGTGCATCCATACCATCTTCACCATACTTCTTGTCACCTAAGTATGCTTGTAGTGCGCTTTCATCAACTTCTTCACCAGCTCTAAATCTCTTAACCATTGCTTTAAGTGCTTCAAGTTTGTCATCAGGTACATCCATAAAATGATTGTGTCCCATTTTCTTTGATGCTTTATCTAACGCAGTAAAGTGATCCATTTTATCATTATTTTGCTTTGTATCACTTCTCAATGAACTATCAGCTTGACCCATATCAACTTCATCAACTTCTTCTTCCTTGAAGATACCCAAATCTTTTCCACCTTTGGCAAAATCACCAACCGGATCACCTGAGTTAGTTCTTGCTAATTGTTTTGCTTTGGCATCAAATTCAGGCTTCTTACCAGTTTGCGGTACACCGGCTTTCTTTTGTAAATCTTTTAATAAATCTTCTTCACTTCCGCCACCCAATTTATCAAATACTTTGCTACCAGCTTTTTTAATTGTATCCATCATACCTTCATCAACACCATTTAGTTGGCGTGCTACTTGTTTCACCCAACCACTAACATCACTTGAACCAATTTCTTCAACATCACCTACAAAATCCGCAACGTCGGCAATAGCAGCCAGTACTTTATCAGGACCGTGCTTTAATAATTCAGGATGTTGACGTATGATGCGGCGAGTTATTGAACTTACTACTGGGTCATCAATATCATCAAAACCTTCATCTATCTCTTTGTCTAATTTGTCAGCAAAGTGTGCAAGTGCTGGACTTTTGCCTGCCATGTATGCATCTACGGCTGCGCCTTCATCAATAATATTATCTGCCCATTCACTTAATGCATTAGTTTCTTTCATCTCTGCTACTTTCTTTTGTAATTTATTTAATATTGGCATTACACTTTCAATACGTGGGTCTAGTGTTTCTTGCACAAACAATTCATTTAAGTTATTTTCTTCTGTTTCTTCTTCCATCAATGATGGTGTCCAGCTTTCAAAGTACGTATTGTAACCACGATGACCAGTCATTCTGCTTAATGTCTCACGTAGACCTTGATAGTGATTGATACCTTCATTCACTAGACGTTGTGCAGATTCATTGAACTGACCATTACGTGTGGCACGAACAAATGCACCCATCTTTTGATATTCTTCTACTAAACTTGTAACGTGATTCCAACGTTCACCGTGAGGCTTATCACCTTCAGCAATCAATCGACCATATACACGTGCAATGCCCGGCTTAATAGTTGGAGCTAAGAAACGTTCACCTTCACTATTCTCTAAGAAGATTTTAGCAATATTACGATAACGTTGCTCACCTTCTTCAATTTGGCGAGTGTGCTGTAATACAATCTTTACATTTGGCACAGCGTCATTGTAGCTTGCTTTTTTACCCATTGGGTAGTAACCTTCAGATATTCTTTCTTGCTTTTTCATATATTCCCTTTTTGCCATATCGTGTTTCAAATGGTCAACATTTTTTAACTCAAAACTCAACTGATATTTCTGTGAGAAACGTTTCAATTGATTTAAAACTTTGTACCAAGATTCATCTTCCCCGTGACTTTCTTCTTTTTCACTATTAGCTACTTCATCACTATAGTATACACATAGCTTATGTAATCCATCAATGGAGATAGTTACTTTACCGTAATCCTCTCCGTCTTTGATGAAGTTGAATTGGAATACTTCTGCTTCTTCTGGGGTAGGAATTTCCTTACCTGAGGTGTCAAGCATAGTAGGATCGAACCCTTTACTGTGTAAAAGGTCAAATAATGAGCGGTTTAATGATTCTGAATTTTTTGGCATAATGTATTTATCAATATTTGTTTAACCCATGACCGCATAGAACGGCAAAGGCATTATAATGTCATCGTGGTCACGTATCTGATTCTCTAAATCATAGTGATAATCGCTTAGTTGTTGTAGCATACGTGTCACTAATAAGCTGGCCATAATCAAATCGTCAGTGTCCCCGATCTTTGCGGCATAACTTCCACCATGTGCCACAAACGCTTTCATCTCACTTATAAGACTACGACTATTTACAGTCATTTTCTTACTCTCAACCAATGTTTTAAACTTAGCACAACTTGCTAGCTTACTCTTATTAGTTGTATTGAATCCTTTACGTCCTTTACCTGATTCACTGATAAAGATACCCGGAATGTTTGCTTCCCCATATTCGCTTAGTGATATGATAGCGGCTTCTCCTATCCCATTACATTCAATACTGTAATAGATGTTATTGGGTTCTCCTGTACATTCACTTATGTATTTGTTGATTTGTGCTATTAGTTTAATCTGACTAGGTATATCAGTTTTATTATGTTTCCATTCACCAATTTGAGTAGTAGTGTTTGCTTCAAAGATTTGAATAGCGGATGGATCACCACCTGTACCAAGACTTGGATCTAATCCAACACAATATATATTACCTTTTTTGGGCTGTTGATACCAACGAACTTGTCCTATACGACTTATAGGTTCTATACCTTCCATAGCTATCAATGTGTTAGGATTAATCAATGTCTCATCTGCAATAATGAACTCACACCCAATCTCTCGGTTGAAACGATCCTCACCAAGCTGTGACTTCATCTCAGATGCCCATTTGTCATCTCTACCGGGCTGTTCACTCCAATGCGCTCTATATGCTCTGAATCCGTTAACTCCTACTTCAGTGGTGTTGCCAAAATCATCTTCAGTCTTGTTGGCACCTTTCCAGATGAACGCAAATTGATCCTCGTCACTATTTGGTGTACTTGTGATAATAGCTTTACCACCGGTTGATAGTGTAGGAGTAATAGCTGTCCAGAATTCTTTAGCAATACTTGGTCTAACGAACGCAAACTCGTCAAGGTATAATAATGTAATAGACATACCACGACCTGTATTTTCAGTAGTTGTTGCTGAAACAATACGAGATCCGTTCTCAAAGTCCAATGAACCTTTGTTGTATGTTGTGACACCTGCTTTAATATGGTCGGGGCAGTTTTCATATGCATAGCGAATACGTTGCATAATCTCCTGAGCACCTGTATATTTGTGTGCCGCAACTAAGATAGTACTATCTGGAACGAACATTGCATACCAGAGTAAGTATCCTGCGGCTGAAGTTGATTTACCTGATTGTCGTGGCATCAAACTAATAGAGTAACGATAGTTGTGGTATGTTTCAATCAATCGTTTTTGATAGGGCCAAGGATGATACACCATACTACCTTTAGTAGGGTGCTGTATCATAAAGAAGTTATCCATGAAATATAGATAACCTGTATCTGGATCACAGCATTTGATAAAATCCTGTAGTTCTTTGTCAGTTTTAAAAACTGTTTTAGTGTAAGGATTTTTTACTAGTGAAGGTGAGTTACTCATAGTGAGTATTTATATCCGTAAAAAAACGGCAGAGCCGTTTTTTATTACTTAATATCTAACGGTCTAGCTTTAGTGACCATAATACAATAGAACTTTTCTTTTGCCGTATAGTCCTCACCTTGCTCATTCTTACCTTGAATATCAAACTCTAGGTTATTGAACACATCAATATTAAAACCACAGCGTGTTATTAATGCTGCCAATTGATTTTGTCCTAGAATACTATAATGATTTAGATTCCATTCGTGTCTGCGGTCGCAATCGGGAGCAGGAACTTCAATGTAAAGTTTGCCGCCTTGCTTCAATATACGATTGTATTCCATTAAACTAAAGATAGGATATGGACTATGTTCAAGTGCGTGACGCAAGAAAATGAAGTCAACACTTTCATCAAAATAACCATCTTTTTGTGGAATAAAACTCAAATCATATTTTGCAATACTATGACCTTTACTTTCACAAATTTGAATATCACCTGGACTTAGAGTAACCCCGGTAACATTAGTATAACCACGTTCTTTCATGCCATCTAGGAAGTAACCAGGACCACAACCTAAATCTAAGATTTTACTATTTTTGGGTAAGTTGAGTGGATCAACATATTTTGTAATCATCTCTTTAGTGAGATTTTCATGCATTTGGCTATTGCCTTCATCATAGATGTGTGCAGTATATAGCCATTCGTTGTAAAATTTTAACTTGATTAAGTCGAGTGTATTGTTGATATCAATCATTGAGAATCCTGTAATTTGATATAACTACTTATTCTCAAAACTGATGATGAAATTATTTTCTTTTGTAACCCTTGAAAGGTTTAACTATGCTTTGAGCATTTGTACCGGGTAATTCTTCACTATCCATATCACCATTATTTAAATCTTTATACGCTAAACCGGCTGCTTTATATGCCAATTTAAGCATATCCTGTTCTTCTTTGGTATAAGGATGGGTAGTATTGTGTTTACCTACCCAACTTTCAGCATCCATTACAATTGGATTTACACCATCACTACTTGCAACAGCCATCATTAAACGATTTAAATCATACAGTCTATCATAACTGTCTATTTTCTTTGAAAAAATATTTAATCCACGAGTGGCATATTGTTGACGGTTAGATATTTTGCCGACTTTACTTTCAGATATAAATTCACTTGCTCTCATTTTCTTTTATATCCCTTGAATCCCTTTATTGGACTATCTATACCGGTATCACTTGTTTCTTCGCTATCTTTACTAGTAACTAATATTTTACCTGAAAGACCCATTTCACCTAAAGCAAAATCAATATCTTCTTCAATATCTGGATTCATATATCCAGATACTAATTGATTCTCCCCCCAAACGGACTCTTTATCCATTTTAGGTATATCACCATTACGAACAGCTCTGGCGCCTGCCAATGCAACAGCAAATCTATATTGCAAATATGCATTTTGATTTTGTAATGCTGGTATTACCCAAGTAGAAGGCATTGGTTTAGTAATTCTATCAGGCAAATTATTTTGCTCAGTTATAAACTCTTTTGCTCTCATTTTAGTTTTCTGTTGTAATGATATCATTACTTTCTGTACCCATGACAGAATTAGCATATCCATTAAGAGCGATATCAACACCCGGTATAGGATCACCAAGGAAAGTTACTTGTGATGCGATAAAGTGTAATATATATGCATTGGCAATTGGGTTGGCTAAAATTCTAACATTTCCGCTACTTACATCCATGTCGTATCTAGTCAATGCGTTACCCGCAAAGGTCATAGCATAACCAGTGAATTTTACTGCATCATTATTATTTGTAAGTTGTGCTGAGATTGTGATATCTTGGCTATTAGGAGTTCCTGGATCACTAGAACGAATTTGAAACATACCTTGCGTAAATCTATTTGCAGGGTATTCATAGATAACTTGACCCTGAGTTACTCCGCTTGTATAAGTATTGCTAGTGTTTGTTGTAGTAAAAAATAGATTACTAAAGTTATTATTAATTTTTCCAAATGCTACACGTAATGGATCACCTAATCCGTCGTTAGGTGTTGCACCAATATTAATGTACTCTTGCGCCCCATATGGGCCGTCAGTTGTTGAGAATGTAAATAACTGTGGCTCTACTACCTCCAATGTTGTAATAGCTGACGCATTTACAACTTCTGGGATAATTTGTGGCAAACTACTTACGTTGATAACTTTTTGTGTCATTATAATTCCTAGACTATAATGTATTTATCAGTTTCCAAACATACCTTTGGGTTGTTGAATGATAACTTGACGTTTACTACGTTGGATTTCTTGTAATGCTTTGATAGCTTGTATCTTTACTTCGTTGTCTGAACTCTTAACCATTTCAGTTAAGGCTGCAATACGTGCGGCTTCTGCTACAGTAGCATCACGACTCAATGACTTCTGTGCTTCTACATACACTGGATAGTTGTCTACTGTTGCACAACCGGTCAATAAACACAATGCTAATAATATGCTACTATTTTGCGATACTATCATAAATTTTCTTCTGTGCATTATACCAATCTTGCCATCCATCTACTTTAGCACTACATTCCCAATACAATGAATAGTTATGTACGATTACTTTCATCATTTCAGTAATAGCTACTTTGTCACCCTCAATCTTCTTGAGGTCTTCACACTTCTTCATTAGTTCAGGAGTAGCGTTGGGGAACTTCTGTGTTACAGGAACTGTAGTAGAACAGCCGGCAGCTACTACTAAGAATAATAAAATAAGAAATACAGATAATATTGATGGCAATCTCATTTCTTTACCTCCGAAGCCTTATTCAATTCAGCGGCTTGATTGTGTAAGTCTATGAACTCTTTTGGTACTGGGCAGTTTTCAATATACTTGATAACTTCTTCTTTTTTAATGACTTCTTTATCAATGTACTGTATAATGTCACGACCTTTTTCACGGATCACTTTAGTCTTTGTTACAATCTTTTCCTGTATTTCTACATTAGTATTAGCTGATTTTGCTTCAGCTTGTGCGACTTTAGCTTCCATCTCTTTGACTCTAAGTTCCCACTCTTTATAGTCGGCCAAGCCTCCCTCTAGATATACACCCAAGACTAGCACTAACAGGCTTATGACCTGAATAGCTAGTTTATAAGCTTTAACAAAAGGAATGAATCCTAGGACGAATCCTGCGATTGTGCCCAAAATACCTAATCCAAAGATTATGTGTATTGCGGCTTCTGGTAGTATTGATAGTATCCACATAGTATCCTTATTTATCAGGATAATCGTAAAATGTTTAATTCTGGGTTAATATCTTTCAAATGTGAGTTACGATGATTATCAAACTTATCATTCATTTGGAAAAATCTACCCAATTCATGCTTATAATCTACATCCATAAAGCATTTGGTTTTAATCACTTGCATTTTCTTATAGAAGCTAGGATCCTGATATTCTGCTGTAGCCATCCAAGCTTCTATCTTAGCCCATGCTTCTTTCTTATATTCTACTGGTAGATTAATACAGTCTAAATGCTGTGGAACTTGTAGATTTATGGGTAACATGGTTACTATAGGTTTTCTTGCGTTTCTATTAAATGTCTCAAAATATTCAAACAACTCTACCATTTTATTTAGATTCAAAATCTGTATTACCGGCATTGGACGTAGTGTAATGTTATCACAGTTGTCTAACAGATATCTAAGATTCTTATCAATCTGCTCCCAGTTACTGGGATAACGTATGTATTCTTGTAATGTTCCGTACCCATCTATACTTGCATAAAATGTTACATTTCCAAACTCTTTAATAAGCGAGTAAAACTTACTATTGAGATTGGTCATGTTAGAGTTAATGATTAATCTCATCTCTTTGCTACGACCAGACAGTACTAGCTTTTCCAATACTTCGTAGTTCTTTTTAATGATAGTTGGTTCACCACCGGTGATGTATATCTGTGATAAGTTATGTAACTGTGAATCTATATTCTGATTGAAGATTTCAGTCTCATACCAATCATTGATTTTTGAGGTGTCGTGAAATGTGTAGAACTCTTTAGAGTCTATCTCTTTCAACTCTTTTTCTAATCTACTTGAGTACAATGTATTGCAACTTTTGCAAGCAAGATTACACAGGTTACCAAATCTTAAATCAATATCTGCAACTCTACAATCTATCACTGTGCCTTGATTAATCTTTTCTTGTGTTAATGGATTGTTTAGCCAACGTTCATTGTACATTTGACGTTTACTAGATTCATCTCCGTATGATTCGCTTTGATAACATCGACTACAACCATCAACCAGTTCCCCTGCTAGCATTTTTCTACGTATCTCTACATAGTCACTTGAGTTAACAATATCAGTTATAGCATCATACCCTAAATTAAACCTTTCTCCGTTATCTTTAGTGATAAACTGTGATGAAATGCAACAAGGCTTTATACTGCCATCTGAGTCAGCACTTATATTAATCCATGGCATAACACAGAAACTTTTGTTCATGGTGCTACTTTAGTTGATCCTAAGTTGATAGCACAATGACATTCAGTAAACGGACAGATTGCCGGATCTTCTTTAAAGTAAAAATCCTCTGTGTCCAAATCAGCTATCATTTTTTGATCGGCGCCACATATACCTCGATATACTTTACTATACTCTATTCTAGCATTGTCAACTCCAATATTGCATTTCCAACCCTGAAATAGATTACGTCTATCTTTCATTATCTGTTGGGCTGATTCTATTTCTTCAATACTACCATCGCTGAATGTCATTTTTAACCATGGATTAAGTTGCATGTCTATTGGTAGTGAAGTTTTAACTTTTGACTCATACTTGCTTCCGTAATACAATGATTGCTTGCGTAGTTTAGCCAGCTGTTCGTCTGTGTATATTTGGTAGATATCATATTCTACAATGGTCATTGCTTTATTAAAAATGATTGCGCCGGTATTTTCAACAAAGTAATCAACTGCTACAAACGTTTGGTCTATTGAGACTTTAGAATGTGTAACTAAGCAAACAACTTTAACTGGCTTATCATGGAATAGATTTAATACTTTACCAATATGCACTGTATCTGCTTTTTGTTCTGTATGGAATGTGATGTATAGGTTATCTATTACATCTGCATTTTTGAATTCTTCCCACCAGCGTAATGTTCTAGTACCGTTAGATATCATAGCAGTATATGCACCCTTAGACTTTATATACTGTAGTAGTTCAATTATTTTAGGATATAATGTAGGTTCGCCGCCCGTAAACTGAATCCATAATGGCATATCGCCGGCAGCCTTAACAAGTTTATCAACATACATTTTATATGTTTCTAAATCTTTCCATCGTTCGCTTCCATCTTTATGTTCAGTTCCACAAAATGAACAGTCGTAGTTACATACGTTATGTAACTTCCATTCAATAGATTTGAATTTGGGTGTGATTAGCTTTTCAAGCTTGATTGGTAATATTTTCATTTGGATACATACTCTCTGGAAGTATTTTAGTTGCTATCATATCTGTACCACAAAAACATTCTCTACTTGTGCATGGAATATAATCATCAGTAAATCCAATAACCTCATCATCCAAATGTCGTTGCCCGCCCACTTCACATACACCTCTATATATAATATCATGGTCGATTCTCATGTTGTTATTTCCGATAGCGCAGTCCCAACCTACAAACTTATTTTGTTGCTTCTTCATTAACATTTGTGGATCAACCTTTATTGCTAAATTTTCTTTATTATAAGTTATTTTAAGCGTATGATTTATTTTATAATGATCAGGTATGGGTGATAGTGATTTTGTGCCACGTAAATTACCGTAAACCCAGTTGTTTTTCTTTAGTGTTGCTAGTTGGTCAGCAGTATAAAGTTCATATATATCAAAGTCACCAAACACCATAGATTTAAGTGTGACGGTAGCTCCAGTATTTTCTACAATATAATCTCTAGCTTCAAAAGCCTGATCTATACTGTTGATTGCATGTGTTATCAAACATATTACTTCTATTGGTTCGTCATGGAATAGATTTAATATTTCTGCTATATGTTTATAATCATTAGTCTGTTCACTATGATATGTGATAAACAGATAATCAAGAACCTTAGCTTCCTTCGCTTCTTTCCACCAACGCATTGTGCGTGATCCATTTGATATTAAACTTATCTTTGCCCCTTTAGATTTCATATACTCTAACAAAGGTAATAAGTCAGGGAACAATGTTGGTTCGCCTCCGGTAATCTGTATCCAGAAAGGACTATCACCACATGCTTGTACTAGTTTATCAGTATATTCTTTGTATTTTTCTAAACTAAACCAACGTTGGCTACCATCTTTATGCCTACTTCCACAAAAACTACAGTTATGGTTGCATACATTGTGTAGTTTCCATTCAATAAACTTTTGGTCTGTTGTTATTGCTTTTTCTACTTTTATAGGGAATATCTTCATTCTCTATTTATAGAAGTCTATTACCTTACTTACAATATATTCTATTTCGGCATCAGTCAACTCCGGATACATAGGTAAACTTAATACTCCCCTACTTAGCATTACGCTAGTAGACAATAAATCCGGCTTTGTTAAACTCTGTCCAGTTGGTAAATCACCCAGTACATATTCATAATGAACTTTACTATCTATTCCGTGTTCTTTTAGATGTGATTGTAATCTATTTCTATCATCCAAATACATCACAAACTTTTGATGTGCGTGTGGATCATTTGTATCTGACAAACAACGCAAAGGTAGTTCTTTAAACTTATCACACCAATATTTTGCTATTTTGCCCCTACGCACTTGCCATTCATCTATGTACGTTGCTCTAACTAATATCTGGGCGCAATCTTGTTCACTCATCTTACTATTAGTTCCTACGTCATGAAATGCAGGCTTATTGTTGTCTCTGTGTGTTGCGGCAAACAAATACAGTTGTTCATCATTGGTAACGATTGCACCACCGTTACCTGAACTAGGTAGGTTCTTTGTAGGGTCAAAGCTGATAGACATACCACTACCAACATCACCGTCACACACTAACCAATGCTGTGCTCCATCTACAATCACTGCATTTGCGCTAGCATATCCTGCAATAGGCCATGGCTTGCGACCACCATAACCCATCACACAAGTATATCCCTTTAGACTATTCTCTACTTCAATAACACCGTTCTTATCTGTATCAACTAAGTCTATATCCCATCCAGCACTTAAAAATGAATTCAGTGTTGCAGGGTAAGTTAAATTGGGAATACGAATCTTAGGAGTATTTTTAAATGTTGCTAAGTGTTTTTGTTTCTTATATCTTGCTATAATCTCAAGTGCTTGCGTTCCACTATGAACTGTTATTGCATACTTTGTTCTAGTCCGATGTTTCAGCCATTCTTCAAACGAGCGGGTATAATGACCACCTACAAGTTGTCCGTCTTTAAGGGCACGGTGAGTTGCATCAAGCAACTCTTCACCTATGTTCTTATATTGTCTTGATAGACCGAAGTGAGGGATTTGCATTTTTTGCCCAAGCTATATATCCGCCATTAGCAACAGACCATGGGCAGTATTGTTCCCATAGTGTTTTTGATTGTTCAGTATTTTCTTTCATCAACTTGTCTACATTGACTCTGGATTTATATCCATCTAAAGTCCAATCGTGTGCTTTTAGTGCAGTTTCTAGTTCATTCATTTTATTTTATCTTGCCAGTAACTTGATGTACTAAGCCAATCATAGTATTTTTGAAATCCTTCTTCTACATCTACTTTAGGGTCATATCCAAAGTCTCTACGAGCGGCATCAATATTCAATGCACCACGACTTGGGAAGTCTGCATCTTTGTCTTTAACTACCAATGTCCCGCCACCGGCTAACTTTAATGCTAGTTGTGCGGCTTCTAACAATGTACGACTATGACTTTTAGTAATATTATATGTTTTATTCTCTGTGTTATCACTTAGTGCGGCAGCAACAATACCATCTGCGGCATCTTCTACATATGTAAAGTCTAATGTTTCATTAGCACCGTTAACATTTAATGTTCCACCACGCATTGCAGTCAACATAAACTTAGCGATAACTCTATCTTCAACATCTAACGGACCATAGACAGCACTTGGACGAATGATAGTGTGACTGAAACAATTGCGTCGGCTATAGTCTTTAACAAGATGTTCACCTGCTAGTTTCATAATGCCATACTGTCCCTGTGGCTTGCAGTTATAATCTTCTGTTACGTCATCTGTAAAGTCGCCATATACCATTGAACTGCTGATATAAACAAACTTCTTTATTTTATGCTTCTTACTAACTTCACACAAATTCAATAGACCTTCCATCATTGTTTTTGCTCCCATAGTTGGGTTAGCATTAACAACTTTTTGTCTTGGAAAGCTAGCCATATGAATTACGATATCAAAGCTGTATCGACCAAAGAGCCAGTCAATACTCTCACTAGAAATATCAATCGCATGAATACTACCGGGTTGAATTTTCTTCAACCGTTCTGTCATTAGATAGTCAATTTCATCTTGTGGGATGATGCCGTAGTTAGTTCGTATATCGGTAATAGCAACACGGTGCCCCATACGTTGTAATCTATCTACTACGTTATGTCCAATAAGTCCTAATCCGCCTGTAACTAATATATTACTCATATTTTAATTTCCAAAATGTTAATTGTTTGTGTGTTAGATATGCTCTAATCTGATATACATAACTATAATCGTATAGGTCATTATTACGATGCCAGCTGGGTGCGGGATTAGAGTTTTCCATTATCCATTTACCTGCTTCTGTCTCTTGCCACTCCCATATAGGCTGTGCAACCATTAGATCAGGATCTTCAACATCACCCATTCGAATAGTGTGAACTACATGAGTAATAGATACTGATTCTTCTCCGGTATTAGACACTTGTACCTGATACTTAGGTCTAGTAAATTCTTCTTCAGACTGCCATTGTTGCTTTGATAGGGCCATGACTTTGATAGTTTTCTAAATGTATATCTTCCATTGTCATCTCAAAGATATTAGTCTTTGATGCGTTCAACATCAATGTAGGCAATGGATAAGGTTCACGTGTTAGTTGTTCTTTAACTTGTTCAATATGATCCTTATAGATATGTGTATCACCTGTACTGATAACAAGTTCACCTACTTTTAGATTACAGTGATGTGCCAATAGATGTGTAAGTAATGCATAAGAAGCAATGTTAAAAGGTAGACCCAAGAACACATCAACACTACGCTGATACATATGGCAAGAAAGTTCTTTATTTTTGTTGACATAGAATTGACTTATAACGTGACAAGGGGGCAAGGCCATTTCGTCTAACTCGCTCACGTTCCAGGCACTTAATATGTGTCTGCGCCCATTAGGATCTTCAGTTAATCCTTTAATGAGATTTGCCAATTGGTCGACTTCTGTTTTATCAACTGCGAGGCGTGTGCCACCTTTGTGTGCCGCACCCATGTCTTTCTCTGTGCGATACTTGTTCCAGTGACGCCATTGTACACCATAGACGCGGCCAAGATCGCCTTCGAATTTCGCTTTGTGCTTCCAATACGATGCCTCTGCATTCGGGGTCCAGATAGTAACTTTTCCTTCTGCACTACCATGGGTGATCTCTGCCAATCTACGTTCATCACTAGACCCTTCAATAAACCATAGAAGCTCACCGACGCAAGCTTTCCAAGCAAGTTTCTTAGTAGTGACTGCGGGAAAGCCCCTACGCAAATCAAAGCGAATATGACGTCCAAAAACACTATGGGTGCCAACACCAGTTCTGTCATCTTTAACTTCTCCGTTATCTAGTATATCTTGTAATAATTCTAAGTATTGTTTCATAGTTATATTATATCATGTAATAAGAAAAGCCCCGAGTGTTCAGGGCTTTTGACTGTGTTAGAGTTTACCTAATAGTCTGTCTGTCTCTGGCTGTACTGTGTCAGCAATACTTTGAACATTGAGAACAAATTCTACACTCACTATAAGTTCATCTAGTTCATCTAGTTTGCGACTAACGGCGTTTTCTATTTCATCTGGGTCCAATCCTTGTTCTAAAAACTTTGCGATGTTAATAGTCTGTTGTTTTTTACCTTGAAGCTTAATGATTAGCTTTTTAATAAATTGAACAGGAATCTTATTTTTTTCTACATCTTCAAGGATGTGTTCCCATTTTTCGATAAATTCAGGTGACATTAGACACTAACTTTAGTTTTCTTTGCTGTAGTTTTCTTTGGTTTAGTTGTCTCAGCAGTAACGCCTTCTAACATTGCGGCTTCTTTATGTAAACGTGCGGATTCTGCCATCAAGCCTTTAGCTTCAATATCCATCTTAGCTGCCTGTTGACGCAAGTTTTGTGCAATAGCCGCGTCACCTAATGCGTCACCTGAGGCTTGTAGACCTGCTGGTGGAGATACGGTTGCATCTTTTGTACCACGCATCTTACGTGCTACTGTAGCAGGATCTTGTATGCCACGTGACTTGTCTAGTTCAGATAAACGTTTAACTGCATCTTCACCTAACTTCATTTCATCCAAAATCTTATTTAATTCGTCTAAACGAATAACTTGATTAGGTGATGGTGTCATTACAATCTGTGCTGTTTGAACTTTCTTCAGTTGGCCTTCAAGGTGTAATACTTGTAAAATGGGTTTACCATCTTTAGTATATGTCCTGTTTAATGCATCTGCTAAATGTTCGCTATTCTGTCCAATATCACTCTCAATACATTGAATTAATGGATCGTGAATGTGTTGATTTAATGTTTCTGTATAGGTTACTAGGCACATATGAACTTCGTTAGGCACTTCCCGAAATACTATTGCAACTTTTCTATCACCGTGTTTACCAACGTGTCGTGTAAAACTCATATTGTGTTCTCCTCTTATATAAGCTAAAGATATTTAATAGAAAATCATAGTGACGAAATATTTTACGACCACTTAAGTTCGTAAAATACAGCATCTTTAGGATCTTCAAATGCGATGTTACCCAAATAAAAGTCTATTAGAAAAATCTGATTGGATAAATGAACAATACAAAATCTGCCCTTAAGATTATCTAATACCCATTGTTTTGACTCAATGGTCAACTCAGTATTAGATATAGTAAAGTGCTTTGGGAGGAACTTTACTTCTCTCTCAGCAAACCAAATGTAGGGATCAATCTCATAATCTATCATTTTGTCAATGCATCCAACACCTTATACTTTTCCCAAGCATCAACTACCGCAGGAGTAGAGTTATCATTAGTGGGTACAACTTGCATCCACAATCCATTACCTAGCCTTGCTGGATGATTATACTGATAATGATGACCATCTTTGCGTCCTTCATTATCAAATACTCTAGGTTGATGTATCCTACCTGAATAATACAATCTAGTTGCTAATTCTTTTACTTTGATTAACTCATATTCTCTAAGTGCATATGAGTGAGTAGTCCGTGTTATAGGTGTACCATCCTCATAATATTGTTCTACTACTTGAATAAAGGTTTCATAGTTAGGACACAATGTGCGTGTTACAATGAACATAACCTCATCCTCGGACACTTCGTTCGCCATTAAACTATTCAAGCATCTACCGAGGCTTGTACCAATATACATCATACAATCATCTTTCTATTACTTTTAACATAGTCACTGTAAACTTGTTTTCCGTTCTCTCTAATCCATTCTACAATAGGTTGTGGATCAATTTCAAATGCTTCTTTGAGATCATCATAAGCCATTGTGCTATTGAATTCATAAATTTCATACGAACGTTGACTGTTAACCTTTGCACGTAGTAGCATCATTTGTAATGGAATACCTTGAGGTTGAGTAGGGACTCGTTCTTCTTTTAGAATAGCAACAACTTTTTGTTTTTCCCATTCATTGTACTTGCTCATATGCAAATCAACATCGTGTAGACTTTCAAGTCCCAACATATCCCACATTGCCAGATAGTGTTTAGTTTTGTTCTTTCTTGAGGATGACATATAACATCTCTGCTTTACTGATAGCGTTTGCTAATGAAGGTTCTGTTTCTGCTAGTTTAAGAATCTCTTTCCACTCATACCATTTTGCCATGTAATGTTGTGAAGTATCTTCTTTAATCATAGTGCGATCCGACGATCCACTCTTACGTGAGTAGACCGTCTTACCACCATCTGGGCTTTCGTATATTACAATTTCTTCATGCGATTTAATCTTCAACATCTTTTATCATTCCTAAGAATCTAACTAAGGCAATAACAAAAAGCCAACATAAACCCAATATAAGTAATGAGATTATAATGTAGTCAAGCCAGCTCATTATTTTTCATCATAGATAGCATAAGTACCGAATGGGGGATTCGGATTCTTATCACCATGAATGATCCAAGTTGTATCACAATAGTCTGGGTCACCCCAACTACCACAGGGATAGCCATCAGTGAATACAATCAATCGTTTGGGGTCAATCGCATTCTCTTTTAAGTAAGTGAAAATGCAATCAAAGTCAGTTCCACCACCACCCATTGGCTCATATTCTTCAATGCTTTCCATATTCTCACTAGAGAAATCTTTTGGATTATATGTATCAGTATCAAAGCAGAATACGTGGACCTTGTAACCATCGAACGCATCCATCATACCACCAATTTCACCTAAGAATTGTTGTGCTTGTTTGTTGCTAATTGAACCTGACATATCAATAGATACGACAACATCAATTTCTTCTCCCGGTGTCATGCCGGGCATGATAGCATCCATGTGCCAACCTCTACGTGAGGGACGCATCCAACTATAATCTGTACGAATAGCACTTGTCAAATTCGTTTGAATAAGTTCACGCCAGGGCATAACTGGGTTAGTATGTTGACGGATCAATCGTTCAACACCTAAGGGCAACTGACCTGCTTCTGCACTACTTGCGGCATTGATAATAGCCTGTTTAACTTCTTGGCGAACACGTTCACGTTCTTCGGGAGTCATTGAGGGACGCTTACCTTTACCCTCTTTATCCCCATCACCTTCACTATCACCGTCCCCGTCACCATCCATATGATCGTCAATCATTTGGTCCAACAAATCTTCGATAGAGATTTTCTGAACATTTTTC